CCGCAACCTAGAAAAATCGTAGTAGCGGTATCTACTTTGTTAACCAGAACTTCGCCACGTTCACCGATTGTCTCGCCCATGAGAGCGGTTGCCTCCCCGCACTCCATTAACGGTTCACCGCAACCCGTCGCACTAGTCGGGCCGCCGTCTTCTAGAAAATCATTCGGGTTCTTAACTGTTAGTGGCTGTACCGCGGGCTCTTGCCACTCGACAATCAATCTCGGCCCCACCCCTCCCCCGTCCTCACTACCACAGATAAACGTATTTGGGTCGCCACCATGCCCGGGCGCATCAAACACAAAGCCAATGGCGTCTTTAGTCGGGTCGGCGGGATCATACGTACCATCATCGATTAACGCTTGTATGCCTTTGCGTATACCGTCCGTTTGATACGTCGGGTCATACTCTTTACTGCCAAACGAAATCTCAGTTCCAAAAACGAAATCAATTCTTTCAACACTTCAAGCCGGCAGCAATGGACGATCCGACGCCGTTCTAGCGTCGCGGTATCGGGGAACACGTCAGCCGCCATCTGAATAGCGGCGCGTTCGTTCAAACTTGGAACCGGGCACGAGGGAATAGCGAGGTTACTTCCCGGGCTTTGACACCCTAGCCCAATACTCGCTAAGCCTATCACGAGCGGGGCCCGCCAACGTTGCAACATCTTCGGACGCCTTTGTAAGCTTCGCGTTGAGTTTCGCCGTCCGACTATCGGCGCGAAGTTCGCCGCGAGATTCCGCACGCTTCACTAACCAAACGGTTAGCCCGATCACTAGCGCGAATAGTCCACCTACGATTACCCACGCCATTACTTAGCGTTCGCGGCTTGCTTCGTGTTGCCGCCGAGCCAATTCACCACGCCGGCAAACGTGCCTAGCCGTTCGTCGCTAATGTGCTTCGACAACGTAGCCGCGACCGCGCGCACCGCGGCAATCAACGCGAGCACGATAACACCCCACGTACCCGCCGCCCCGCCCGGGATCAATCCCAGCAACGCCGCGAGCGGGTCCACTTCCTGCGCGAACGCGGGCACCGCCCACGCCACGAGTACCACTACGAATCCGAATAGCCGCACGTTTATTACCTCCCGTTATGATGGTATTACTTAACCGCCGGTAACAACCTATCAATGATAAGTTGATGCGCGACACCATGCTCTGTTCTCATTTCTTCGATCAATTTCAACATGGCTTCCTGTCTTCTTATGAAATCCGCTACCGGCTGACGCAGCCATTCAGTTCCGAATCCACTACCGTTCGCACGTTCCGGTGTATGGACGCTAACGAGGTCAGATAGTTGCCTTGCCACTTCTGTTAGAATACGTGCATTCGCCGATGCGTTCTCTAACGTCTGCGCCAAAGTTACGCTAATAGAATCCAGTACGCGCGCTCCTCGATCTAACCGACCGCGCAAAATCCCTAAGGCGATTCCAAAAGTAATCAAACCGGTAGCCGCAGATCCTAAGGCTACTCCGGTAAGCAATGTTTCTAGTGTCACGATAGCGGAACTCCCTAAGCTACCAGCCCCGGGTCGATCCAACCGTGTACGGTCGTTGCACTAGAATCATGCGTACCCCCGAAAAGTCGTGCGAAAAGATCCTGATTGGAGTCAACGGGAAATTGAATCACTCCACTCATAAAATCCTTCCCGGCTGTTTCGGCTTTGAAAAACGTAAAATTAGTAGCACTAGCGGCTACGTCTGCTTGATCGGCATGGGATAGATATACGTATTTGTTCGCACCCGCATCGGTATTAACAAGGAAACTAAATACCCCAATACAACTCGGCGGTACTTCGTCGCCATAGTTAACAGCAACACGATTCGCGGTTGTCAATCCTGCAAGCGGAACACTAGGCGGGGGCGTAACCCACAGATAGGACGTGGGGTCTAGTGCTAGGTTAACGTGATCGGTCATCAGGGAACCCGAATCTACATGCGTCCACCCATACCGACGATACAATGTGGCATCGGAAAAACCCGCCGCAATCGCGTTCGCATCGAGAAAGAAGTTCGCCGCAACCGGCGACGAATCCCAACACAAATCAACCGTGCCACCCGGAGTCTTAACAATAAAACGCCGCAACATTTGATTAGCGGCAAGCGGTACCAACGCCGCCGGCAACCCGCCGAGCCCGTTACCCAACGCCCACGTAACCGTAATATTCTTTTGTAAATTCGCGGCTAGGATCAAGTCAGCATCGTCCGCAGGGTTCCGCGCGCCGCCGGGTTCGGTTGTCATCAACACGGTGCTGTCCCGAATCACGCGTAGCCCGTGCCGATCCAACGCACGAAGCTTATTTGTGTTCTCTACGATAGTTCCGCCTTGCGACGCAAGTTCGCTTCGCTGGAGTAAAACGGTTTTCAACGCTTGCAGATATTGCGACGAAGGCGACGTATCGGCGGTACCACTATGCGTAATGCCGGCGTCATCGATCAATGCGGAAAGGAAACCATAGATATCCTTAACCCATGCCTCTTCCCACGGCGTACCATCCCCGGCAGACGGGGCCGACACGTTACGCGGCGCCCCGTGCGGATAATTCGCATCTACCGGCGCTACTTGCCCCGGGTACTGATCAATAAGCCGAAGTGCCATTGCCTCTACCCCCTACGAATAGTCTACCATCATACCGAGCCATTGCTGCCCCGGGCAAATGGATAGTAGTAAATCTTCGAACTCGTCCCGTCGCGACGTATCTACTTGCCCAACCATCGGCCAAACCAAACCAGCCACGTATAGAAAGTACGGCCATGTGTCCGGATCGGATGGAATCAAATACTCTACGCGTCCGAATGTTACAGACAACGCTTCACCGCATAACGCCAGGGCTTCGTCGCATTCCATAACTGGATCGCCGCAACCTAGAAAAATCGTAGTAGCGGTATCTACTTTGTTAACCAGAACTTCGCCACGTTCACCGATTGTCTCGCCCATGAGAGCGGTTGCCTCCCCGCACTCCATTAACGGTTCACCGCAACCCGTCGCACTAGTCGGGCCG